AGAATCACTACGATTGGGACCAACCAGTGCCGGAAGATAAATGGGTCGAGATCGCAGAATATTGTGCAAACGATGTTATGGCGACTAAAGCGGTATTTGATGCAACATCAGATGATTTCTTAGCTAGAAAGATTTTAGTTACAGCTGCTAACAAGCTATGTCCTAGTGTTGTTTCTACAGAAAACGATACAACAAACACTTTAACAACTCGAATTATTTTCAGAGGAGTTAAGGACACCAAGTCTGATTTAGTATATACAGACTTATCTGTTGAGTTCCCTGGATATTCTTATGAACGTGGAGCAGACGGAAAGTTCCATAACATGTATATGGGTGAAGATGTCGGTAAAGGCGGATATGTATTCTCAAATCCTGGACAATATACTAATGTCGCTTTATTAGATGTTGCTTCGATGCATCCACATAGTATTAAAGCACTAAATTTATTTGGTAAGTATACTAAGAACTTTACTGATTTGATGGATGCTCGTATTTATGTTAAGCATAAAGATATTAAAAAGGCCAAGAGTGTCATGGATGGAGCTTTGTCCGACTATATTCCAGATGACTTAACCGATGCAGATGCTAAGAATATTTCAACTGCTCTTAAGATTGCAATTAATTCAGTATATGGGTTAACCAGTGCTGGCTTTGATAATCCATTTAAAGACCCTCGTAATGTTAACAACATCGTAGCTTTACGTGGAGCGTTATTTATGGTTACTTTGAAGCATAAGGTGCAAGAACTCAAATACCAAATTGCTCATATTAAGACCGACTCTATTAAAATTCCTAATGCTGATGATTTTATCATTAAGTATATTCAAGACTTTGGAGAGAAGTATGGATATTCTTTTGAACATGAAGCAACATTTTCTAAGTACTGTTTAGTTAACGATGCAGTATATGTTTGTAAAGTCAAAGAAGGTAAAGAAAACGACGCCGGTCCCGGCGAGTGGTCTGCTACTGGAACGCAGTTCAAGATTCCATATACTTTTAAGAAGCTATTTTCAAAAGAGCCAATCTTATTCGATGATTTATGCGTAACAAAGAGCGTTAAGGAAGGAACTTTATATTTAGACAAGAACGAAAGTTTACCAGAAGGTGAACACGATTATCGTTTTGTTGGTAAAGTTGGACGTTTTTCGCCAATTAAACCAGGTTGCGGAGGTGGAGAATTATATCGTATTAAAGACGGCAAATATTATGCTGCACCTGGCACCAAAGGATATCGTTGGCTCGAATCTTCAACAATTGCTAATGGTCAAGCGAATGATATTATTGACATGAGATATTTTGATGAGTTGGCTGATGAGGCAATTGCTGAAATAGATAAGTACGGAGATTTCTACAGCTTTATTTCTGATGATGCACCATTAGAGATAAATTCCAATATTGAAACATTTTAAAAAGGAGAATAAAAATGAAAAGTTTAGTTATTTCAAACAATGGAAGAATTATGATTGGACCACGATTCAGAAATTTTAGTGGTCGTAGAACACAGTGGGATCCTATTGATGATGGTCGTACTGTATTTAACAGAACATTCTGTGTAGAATTACATGAGAATGACCCAGACTATAGTTATGGTAATGATATTTTACGAATTCAAGATTTAATTGATGATGGATGGAATGTATATCGTTTGGATCCTAAGGACGAAGGTGGAGAACCTTTATATATGTTACGAGTAAAAGTAACATTCGGACAATATCCACCAGCAATTAAGATGACAACACCTAGTGGTGAAGTTGACCTTAATGAAGAAACTGTATCTGAACTAGACAGAAGCGAAATTCTTAATGCACGAATGGTTATTCGCCCATATGAATACAAGAAGGGAAAGATTGCTGCTTATCTGAAGACTTTATATTTAGTTGTTTCTGATAAGAAGTTTGGTGGAGCTATTTTAGAAGATTTCGATGGATACGAATTCGAATAGTTACTTATTTTCAAGAATTCAGTTAGAGCTATTTGATGAGGGGTCTAATCACCCCTCTTATATTTGTGAGGATCCAATGAAACTATTTCCACATCAAGAAGAATCTTTAAGTAAAATTAAAAACGGTAATATTGTCGTTGGTGGTGTCGGTTCTGGTAAGTCAATACTGACTATTGCATATTATTGGACTAAAATTTTAGGAGGAGATTTACACAATCTTACAAAACCAATTAAAAAGTCCACACCTCTTTATATTATCACTACTGCTATGAAGCGTAATTTGAAAGAGTGGGATAAAGAGCTACTAAAATTTTATTTGGATGTAGGGCATCCGGAGTCAAATCCAAATAAAATTAAAATTGTAATCGATTCGTGGAATAACATAAAGAAGTATAAAGAAGTTAAAGATGCATTCTTCATATTCGACGAAGACAAAGTTACTGGTTATGGTGTATGGGCTAAAAGTTTTATAACCATATCGCGACATAATGAATGGGTTATTGCTACAGCAACACCTGGCGATAAGTGGGAAGATTATATACCAGTATTTATTGCTAATGGTTATTTCCGTAATAAAACCCATTTCATGACAGAACACTGTTTGATGTCTAGATTTTCTAGTTATCCAAAAATTGAGAAATATTTGAAGACGGTTAAACTGGCTGAATACAGAGATGCTATTACCGTTACCGTGAATTATAAGCCACCAGCAGAGCTTCACCATATTTATGAACGAGTTGGTTATGATAAATCGGAATATATGAAGGTAATGAAATTCCGAATTAATCCGTTTACCAAAGAACCTATAAAGAATATTTCAGAGTTATGCTTTACTGTCCGTAAAATTAATAATTTAGACGATAGTCGTATTTTTAGATTTAAGCGATTGGTAATGGAACATCCAAAGACAATCATTTTCTATAACTACAACTATGAACTTGATATTCTGAAGGAATCGTTAACTTCGCTTGGGGTTGTGTTTACTGAATGGAACGGCCATTTGCATGAAGATATATTGGTTGGAGATAGATGGGCATATTTAGTTAACTATTCTTCTGCCGCTGAGGGATGGAATTGCATAACAACGGATACAATAATATTCTACTCAGACAACTATTCATATAAAATCATGACACAAGCTGCTGGTCGTATAAATCGTCTTAATACACCATATGAACATTTATACTATTACCATTTAGTAAGTGACTCTCCAATTGATCGAAGTATTCGCAATACCCTTATTCGGAAGAAAAAATTCAATGAGTCTACATTCTTACGTAAACAAAACATACATTTTGATTAATTTTTCATTCGCGTAGAAAACATCGCATATAATAGAAGAGAAGGATAGAATAAGCGTTATTTGAACGCAACTTCTCTTTTATTTTTGTGTGGAGGTACTTTATGCGGGAAAATACTTACCAACGTAGACTGATTAAAAAATTGGAAAAGCAATTTCCGGGTTGCATGGTGTTAAAGAATGATGCAAACTATATTCAAGGAATCCCAGATCTCATGATTTTACATAATGATAAATGGGCTGCTCTTGAATGCAAACGTTCAGAAGACGCAAGTCATCAACCAAATCAGGATTTATATGTAGAGAAGATGAATAGTATGTCTTACGCTGCATTCATTTATCCCGAGAACGAGAAGGAGATATTCAATGATTTACAATCAGCATTTAAATCTAAACGGTAAGCATGCATTTCTTGGTGCTAGTGTTTATCGTTGGTTAAATTATGACGAAAACAGATTGTTGGAATCATATGCTAACTCTAAAGCACAAGAGATTGGGACTGCTTTACATGATATTGCAGCTTCACTAATCAACAACAAGATGAAATTATCCCATGGACCAAAAGATAAAAAGTGGGTTAATTATTTATTGAACCAAAAAGGATATTCAAACAAGTTTTTTGACATCGATCGTATGTTTGACAATCTTGCTAATTATGTAAACGATGCTATTGGATTTTTGATGGATCCAGAAGTATTGTTATATTATAGCGATAATTGTTTCGGAACCACTGATGCCATTAGATACGATGAGAGAACAAACACATTACGTATTTCTGATTTAAAGACTGGTGTTTCTCCAGTTCACATGGATCAGTTAGAAGTTTATGCTGCGTTATTTCTTCTTGAGTATGGTAAAGAGTTAAACATAAATTTATCAGATTTGAGAATAGAGCTTCGTATTTATCAGAATGGTGAGATCCTTTATTTGGATACCGAAGATAATGAGATCGATTTACGATCGACTATTTCCAACATTACTAAAATTATTATTAGTAGTGATAGAATTATTGAAGATTACATGAAAGGATGAGTATTGCTATGGATGATGTTTTGAAGCATTATGGTATGCCACGACGTTCTGGTCGTTATCCATGGGGTTCTGGTGAAGATCCATATCAATCCCAGCAAGACACATTTTTAAAATCTGTAACTGAGCTTCAGAAGAAGGGAGTTAGTGAAGTTGATATTGCTAAACAGCATAATATGTCAACAACAGAGCTTCGCTCTCGTATTTCTATTGCTAAAAATGAAGCTAAGAAACGTAATTACTATGAAGGTATTAAATTACGTAACAAAGGAATGAGTTACCAAGCTATTGCTGATAAATTAGGACTTCCTAATGAGTCATCAGCTCGTTCTTTATTAAATCCAATGCGCCAAGATAAACTGGAAGCTATTTCTAAGACCGCCGATATTCTTAAGAAGAGTGTTGACGAGAAAGGTTATATTGATGTTGGCCTTGGTGTTGAAACTACCATCGGTGTTAGTTCAACAAAAATGAATACAGCTATCAAAAAATTAGAAGATGATGGTTATATCATTACCAATATTCCAGTAGAGCAATTGGGTACTGGAAAAAATACAACCGTCAAGGTTTTAATGAAACGACCTGAAGGAACTAGTGATAGTGATATTTCTCGTAAAGCATTTGCTTTAGCAGCTCAGAACAAAGACAAGATTTCTTTACCGATGGGTTATATTGAACACGAGACTGGTAAAACCAAATATGGTCTAGACCCAATTCAAAGTATCGATAAAAATAGAGTTCTTATTCGATATGCTGAAGAAGGTGGCATCCAAAAGGATGGTGTTATTGAGTTACGTCGAAACGTTAAAGATTTGGATTTAGGAGCGTCACGATATGCACAAGTTCGTATTGCTGTTGACGGAACTCATTATTTAAAAGGCATGGCAATGTACACAGATCATATTCCTGATGGTTATGATGTTATCTTTAACACTAATAAACCAAAAGGAACACCGATGCTTGGTCCTAAAGATAATACTGTATTGAAGCCTATGAAAAATGATCCCGATAATCCATTCGGGGCTGCCATTAAAGCTAATGGGCAAAAAGGTGCAATTAATATTGTAAACGAAGAAGGTGATTGGAATGAATGGTCTAAGACGTTATCTTCTCAAGTGTTATCTAAACAGAGTCCACAACTAGCCAAACGACAGTTGGGCATAATTGCTGATCAACGCAAAGACGAGTACAATGATATTATGCGAATAGCAAATCCTACTATTCGTCGAAAGTTATTGGTTTCATTTGCTGATGGATGTGATAAAGATGCTGTTGATTTAAAAGCAGCCGCTTTACCAAGACAATCAACACATGTTATTTTACCAATTCCAAACATGAAGCCTAACGAAATCTATGCACCAAAATATCAGAATGGTGAAGAAGTAGTTCTTATTCGTTATCCTCATGCTGGAACATTTGAGATTCCACGGCTTATTGTTAACAACAAGCAAAAAGATGCTCGAAGACTTATTTTCAATGCTGCCGATGCAGTTGGTATAAATGCTTCTGTTGCGGAACGTTTATCAGGAGCTGATTTTGATGGTGATACTGTAACTGTTATTCCAACAAAGAATCAGAAGATTAAAACTTCAAATCCTTTACCTGGTTTGAAAGATTTTGAACCAAAAATTCAGTACGCCAAATATGAAGGAATGCCCGAAGTTGGTGTTCCTCGTAAAAATGGTGGCGATGGATTTAATAAAGGTATCCAAATGGGGCAAGTGTCAAATCTTATTAGTGACATGACACTTCACGGAGCTGATGAAAAAGAATTAGCTAGAGCTGCTCGACACTCGATGGTTGTTATTGATGCAGAAAAACACCAACTTAATTGGAAGCAATCTGAAATCGATAATGATATTAGAGCATTGAAGAAAAAATACCAAGGTAGAGAAAATGCCGGAGCAAGTACTCTTATTTCTAAAGCCAAGGGTATGAAAAATGTTGATGAACGTAAGGAATGGTTCTTATCTGATGATACTATAAATCCCGATGGCTCTAAAAAATATCGTACGACAAATCGTACATATATTAACAACAAAGGTAAAGAAGTTAAATATCAGCAAACGATTACTAAGATGGCTAACACCGATGATGCATTTACGTTATCTTCTGGAACACGAATGGAAGCTATTTATGCAACACATGCAAATACTCTTAAGCAATTGGCTAATCAAGCTCGAAAAAGTGCGGTTATTTTAAAACCAGAGAAGCGATCAAATTCTGCTAAAGAAATTTATGCTAATGAGATTATTTCTGTTCGTAACAAGATAGGTGCTATTTTATCAAATCGTCCTTTGGAACGTCAGGCAATGCTTAAATCTAATGTTCGTTTATATGAAAAGCTAAAAAATACAGATGCAAAAATGACGAAAGACCAGAAATCTAAATTGCGTAATCAATTATTAAATCAAGCTCGTGCCGAAGTAGGATCTATTTCTAAGCGAGACCGTAATATTGATTTGACTCCAAAAGAGTGGGAAGCTATAATGGCAAATGCATTTTCTGGTAATGAGCTACATCAAATTGTCGAAAATATAGATTTGGATATTTTAAAGAAACATGCTACCCCTAGAGATGACCGTACTATACCGGCATCAAAACAATCGTTGATTAATAGCATGAATTCGAATGGCTATTCTCTTGCTGAGATAGCGGATCGAGTTGGGGTTTCACCATCAACGGTACAAAAATATATTTCTAGATAGTGGTTCGTCATTATAACATTCATTTTTTGTACTATTTCTCGAATATATTTGTTTTTAATCATATTAGATAGGAGCACATTTTATGGAAGTTTGGTTGTCAACGACAGATAACCCATACAATCCTATAGAAGACTATGATTCTTGGTACAACTATGACTTTCAGAAGGGCTATCATACACCAGAGTTCTTGAGTAGATTGTTAGATGCGAGAGGCGTTGACCTATCCGATCTATCAGACGCTGATGAACAGACCTATCTGGAGTCACTGATCGATGACATCGTGTACAACACTAGAGCATACACACCACTCATCACATCAGATGAGACAGTGATGTACTGTAAGGTCAAGAAGGACCAGGCAAGCAAGCCGACTGACAGTGAAGAGTCATCGAAGACTGAAGACTCAGCTTCTAAAGATTAAGTAATTTTAATTGTTTTAATGAAATTTCTTGTAATTTGTGACACAAAACTCAGAAATAATAAGAAATAATATAAAAATAAAATAAAAAATCAGACCGGGGGGAGGGGTGGTATACATTGCCTGCCCTCTTTCATCGCTCTGGTCTCAAATTTTTCCCCGCAGGAATTTTTTAGGGATTGATTCCTACTTTCGGGGTCCTATGGAACTATTAAAGAGATGCACATACTTGTAAGTTCCCTGTTGTGTATATTGATCTCCTTCGCCTCTGCCCGCAAATCAGAGGTTTCCTAGTCATAAAAGTAGACATGAAGTCATAAGTAAGTATGTGCATCTCTTTAATAGTTCCATATAAGTCAAGGAAGGATGATCATAAATGCGTAGAAAGGAATACGAAACTAAGATTGATAAAGAGATACTAGAGCAAAAGGCGCAGTCTCCAGAAAATCGTGAAGCGCAAATCATCGCAAAAGCGTACGATCTTGCTGAACAACGAATAGCTAACAATACTGCATCTTCTGCTGAGATAGTATTTTTTTTAAAGATGGGTTCTCAGAAAGAGCGATTAGAAAAAGAGTTCATGAAACAAAAAATGGAACTTGATAAAGCTAAGATTGAAGCTCTTAAAGCATCTGAAGAAACAAAACAATTGTATCAAAAAGCAATCGAGGCAACTCTCCGTTATGCTGGTGTTAATTCTAACGAAGGTGACGAAGATGGAGCGTAGATATTCTGAGGCTATTAAGTTCACAGACTTTAATTCTCGATATGAGTATTTACGATTAGGTGGTGGTATATTTCAAGAAACATTTGGCGATGACAGATACCTAAATCAGTTATTATACAAATCTGAACGATGGAGAAGAGTTCGTCGAGAAGTTATTATTCGTGATGATGGTTGTGATTTAGGTTTTAGAGATAGACCAATAAAAGATTCTATTTATGTCCATCACATAAATCCTATAACAAAAGAAGATATTATTGAAGGTCGTGATATAGTATTCGATCCGGATAATTTAATCTGTTGTTCGTATTCTACTCATTACGCAATACATTATGGTAGTTATACTGATACACCATATGTCTTTGCTGAACGTAGGCCAAATGACCAAGCACCTTGGAAGGAGTAATATATGTTTAATCATGAAAACTTGTCCAATACTGCTGTTCCAAAATACTACGGTGAGTTTAGAATTAGAGTTATGAACGGAGAGATACCAGTTAACCAATGGGTATCGTTACAGATGCAACGAATTGACGATAACATTCGAAATCCTGGTATCTATTATGATCCACGTCCAGTTGAGGGTTATATTGCTTATTGCGAAGAAGAGTTAACATTAAACAATGGCGAAGATGTTCATATGCCCGATACATTTAAACTATGGGCCGAAGATTTACTATGCTGGTACTACTTCGAACAGCGTAGTTCTTATGTTCCTGGTGAACATGGACAACCGGGTCATTATGTTCAACGATGGGTTAAGAAACGTTTAATTAATAAACAAATATTATTGGTTGGTCGAAGCGCCGCAAAGACATGGTACACAAGTAGTATGCACATGTATTTCTTGAATGTTGATGGAACGACTACTGACCAAATTGTAACAGCACCAACTATTCAGCAAGCAGAGTTAACATTAATCCCAGCGAAAGCAGCTATAAAGAGAGCTAAAGGACCGATGTTTAAGTTTTTAACACATGGTTCTCAAAATAGCACATCTCAAGCTTATCGTCCGAAGTTATTGTCAACCAAGAAGGGTATTGAGAATAGTATTACTGGATCTATTATAAGAGCCTTACCAATGTCAATTGATAAATTGCAAGGACTTGGTTGTAAAGTTGCTAGTATTGATGAATGGTTGTCTGGCGATATTAATGAAGATGTAATTGGCGCCTTAGAACAAGGTGCGATGAAGATTAACGACTATGTTATTTTAGCAACTAGTTCGGAAGGAACGGTACGTAATGGTATAGGTGACACAATAAAAATCGAATGCAAAAAGATTCTCAAGGGTGAATACATTAATCCACATGTATCAATCTGGTATTATTGTCTCGACGATATTAAAGAAGTTGGCAAACCAGAAATGTGGTTAAAAGCTAATCCTAATCTTGGAGTCACCGTTTCCTATGAGTCATATCAGTTGGATGTTGAGAAAGCTGAACATTCTCCATCTAATCGAAACGATATATTAGCGAAGAGATTTGGAATTCCATTAGAAGGTTTGACTTACTTCTTTACTTATGAAGAAACAAAAGTTCATGAACGAAAACGTGACTATTGGGGTATGCCTTGTGCATTAGGAGCAGACTTATCTAAAGGAGATGACTTCTGTGCATTTACATTTTTGTTTCCATTAGGAGATGGCTCGTTTGGTATTAAGACAAGAAGCTATATTACATCCAAAACACTTAATGCATTACCAACTGCTTTGAGAATTAAGTATGAGCAATTTATTGCCGAAGGAACATTAATAGTATTTGAAGGTGCTATTCTTGATATGGACGATGTATTTGATGACTTAGATGCTCATATTACTCAACGAGAGTATGATGTTCAAGCATTTGGATACGACCCATATAATGCAAATGAGTTTGTTAAACGTTGGTCAACGGAGATTAATCCATATGGTATTACAAAAGTCATCCAAGGCTCAAAGACTGAATCAGTTCCTTTGGGAGAGCTAAAGAATTTGGCTCAAGATAGATTACTTATTTTTGACGAAGAGTTAATGAGCTTCGCTATGAATAATAGTATTGTTATTGAAGATACTAATGGAAACCGTAAGTTGCAAAAGAAGAGAGCTGATCAAAAGATCGATAATGTTGCCGCGATGATGGATGCGTTTGTTGCATATAAGAGAAATAAGGAGATGTTCTAATGTCAAGATATTACAATGATTATCTTCAACACTCAGATGAAGATACACTCGCACACTTTGGCATCCCAGGAATGAAGTGGGGTGTGCGTAAGAATCGACAAAGTTATGGTGATAATGTTCGAAAATTACGCAGATTTCAAAAAGAACGTAGAAAAACTACTGATATTACAAAGCTAAGTGATTCCGATTTAAATAAGTTAAATAATAGAATTGCGGCCGAAGACAGATATATTGATTTAAACCGAAAGAAGTCTTCTAAGTTTATTAGTGATGTAATTAATCAGTCTGGTACTAAACTTGCTGTTGCAGCTGCTTCTGCCTTAGGTGCGGTTGCTGTTGGAAAGATGATGACAAACCCATCAACACGTGAGTTGTTTATGAAATTTGTAACACCAAAGAAGAAATGAGGACCGAAAATGAAATACTCAGATGAATTAATGCATTTCGGTATTCCCCGAATGAAGTGGGGTGTGCGTAAGAATAGATATACTAGATCAGATGCTAGGTTACACCGAAAGATAGAACGATATATGGATAATACTGATTTGGATACTTTAACCGATAATCAGAAGAAAAACTTGGCTGCTACATATGCATATTTTGAAGCTAAGAAGATGGGTGTTAAAGTCCCTAAGATGCATAGAGATTTAAAAAGAGCATTGAATGATCAGTTTTCTTCTAGAAAAGAGGTCGTTGCTAAGTGGGCTGGATTAACTGCAGCCGGAGGAGCAATAGCAATGGTGCTTGATATGCATGGTCAAAGACATATACACGATAAGAAAGATCTTGCCATAGCTGCTGCCGGTGGCGCTATTGTTGGAGGCCTTATAGGAGCATATACCGGCAATCGTATTAAAGATGTACAAAGAGAAAATCAAGAAAATCTACCATATGTTGAATAGGAGAATTTTTATATGACAATATTGCAAGAAGTTAAAAATTCTCTCGGATACTATGGGGACGAATACGACTCATTTGACGCTGATATTCTACGCAGCATAAATACTGCAACACTTATTTTGTTCAGAATTGGGGCCTTAAAACAACAAATTATAGTTACCAATTCAAGTGAGTGGTCAGATGTATTAGCTAGTAATCCATCTTATTCCGAGATGATAAAAGATTATATTTGTCAAAAGACTAGAATATTATTTGATCCACCACAGCAATCAAATACTTATAAAGCTTATGAAGAGTCTATTAAAGAATTAGAGTGGACACTACAGGAGGACCGAAAATGAAATACTCAGATGAATTAATGCATTTCGGTATTCCCGGAATGAAATGGGGAATCCATCGTTATAAAGATGGAAAAACTATAAATGGTTATGAGCGCCATCAATATTTACGAGACCAAGCAGTATATGGAACACGAGGTGCTAACCGTATTCAAAAACGTGTTGTTAATGGTTATAATGTATCTGGTGCCCGCTCGGTCGAAGCTAGCCGAATCGATAAAGCTAGAAGATCTACTTCTGCTGCTCGTTCTATATTAAATCCAATAGCAGCGATAGCTGGCGGCGCCATCGGATATAAATTTGGTGGTAAACTTATTAAGTCTGCGTTATCAAAATATGCTCATGTACAAGTTGATGACGTTACCGCTGGTCTAGCCGGTTCTATTGTTGGATCTAGAGTTGGATTAATGATCTCTGATAATGGTTCAAGAATTATCGGTATGAATGCTCATGGGTACAGTAGTACGAAATATTATTAATATAAAGGAGAATAAAAATGTCAAGATATTACAATGATTATCTTCAACATTCAGACGAAGATACACTCGCACACTTTGGTGTTCCGGGTATGAAATGGGGACAACGAAAATCGTTGGCAGAAGTACTTGAGGATAGAAGAGAAGCTAGAGACGACAGAAGACGAAAATCCGTTCAAAGATTTACGCGTATGGATTCGAAAATCTTGAAAAGAATTCAAAATTTTAAAAAGAATACAGATCCTAGTAAATTAAATAATGCCCAACGTAAGAATTTACAGAGAACTGAGCAATATTATTTGGATAAGAAGGCTGGAAAAGCAGTTTATAAAAAGGGAATCTTTAGAAAAATGAATGAAGCTCAGCAATTCATGTCAAGAAAAGAATATGCTAAGGTAACTGCTGCCACAAGTGCAGGCGCTAGTGCAGTTCAAACATTCCTTATGAATAAAGCAGTAGGTAATAGTACTGCTAGTTCTGCGAAGCTTGCTGGTGTTGCCGCCGGTCTTGGTGCTGCTTCTGGTGCCGCTTCTGGTTATGTTGCTAAATCTCTCAGTCGTTGGTGGGGCGCTAACGTAACGGGTAAGGCTATTGGTTAATTGCCTTATGAATTCATATCTAAAGCACCATGGAATAAAAGGTATGAAGTGGGGTGTACGTCGATATCAAAATGAAGACGGTACATTAACCCCTGCTGGCCTTAAACGCCAAGAAAAATTCGATAAAGAATTCAAAACCGCGAAAAAATCAGACCCAAACGCAACAGACGAAGAGGCAACTGACATTGCAAACAGAAGATTGCGCCTTAAAAAGTATTTAAAGATTGGATTAGGCGTTACTGCTGGTGTACTTGTTGCATATGGTGGATACAAATTATATCAAACCTATAAATGGAATTCTTCCGAAAAAGATTCATTAACTGGATTACCTAAAATGAAACAACAAGAAGATATTTTTGAGTCAATGGCTAAAACAAATAACCATAAAGCATATAATCCATTAGGTTCTGCTGAATACAAAAACAACTGTGTTTTATGTTCAACCACAATGGAAGCACGTGCTAGAGGTCTTAATGTTGAAGCTGGTAGAGCTATGGGTAAAGATAAAAGCTTCTTAGAAGATATTTATGAGAATCCAAAGATTGTTCCACTAAATACAGCTGATCCACTGGCTACGATGTCAGCAAAAGAACTGCATCAAAAGCTTAATGAGCATGGGCCTATGTATAAAGATAAAATGCTTGAACAATTATCTAATAGTTTCAACGATAAAAATCGTACTGCAAATATTGCAAAATTTAACGATGAAATGAGAAAATATGGTCCTGGTGCCAGAGCAAATTTATTTGTTAGATGGGATGCAGATTACGGGTTTGGTGCACATAGTATTATGGCTCATAATGATAAAAATGGTGTTCTACATTTTCTTGATGGTCAGACTGGAAAAGAGTATGACCCCATAGTATTATGGTCGACTGCAAATCCAATATCAGTAACAAGAACCGATAACTTAAAATTTAAAGTTAATTCTAATTCATTCAAAGAAGCATTTGACAAACATGACGCAAAATCAAATTTGAGCTCATTCGGTAAAGGTGCTTCTAGAGCTGCTAAATATGGAGTTGCTACTACTGCCGTGGTATCATATTTATTGGCTAGTAATGGAAAAGAAAACTTTAATGTGAATAGAACGACTAGGGAGGAGGCAAGCAATGATAACGAAAGACCAAGCACGAAAGATAGTAATTACGAAGAACAATGGGCGAAGTATTACCAGGTCGGAGACTAGTGGTGATGTATATATTTTTACATTAACACCATCTACTGATGATTTCTTCGATACAAATATGCGCTGGGTTGATGGTACTGGTAAATACGGTGTATATAATCCAGTAGTTAACATTGCCAAAGCGAATAAAAAATGAAACTAGCAGATAGATTAGAGCATGCTTGGAATGCTTTTATGAGTCGCTCTCCAACTGAGGCAAAAGATTCTTATGGTGGCATTTACTACTCTGGTATGAACCAAGCTCGTACCCAAAGATTTATAAATTCTTCACGAACTAAGTTATCTATGGTCGCAACACGTATATCAATTGATGTATCTCAAACAAGAATTATTCATTGCAAAGTCGATGATAATGATAATTTTGTGGAGAAGATTAATGGAAGTTCTTTGAATAGATGTTTTGGTATTTCCGCTAATGATGACCAAACAGGAAGAGCATTCTTTCAAGATGTTTGTATGTCCTTATTAGACGAGGGTTCTGTTGCTATTGTTCCAGCAGTTACTGACTTAGACCCTATTAAATATGGTGGTTTTAATATTTCAGAATTAAGAACTGGGAAAATTACAGGATGGTATAAAGATTCCATTAAGGTAAAGTTCTATAACAAGGATACTGGTCGTTCTCAGGAATGCATATTACCCAAACGTATTGTTGCTATTATTGAGAATCCATTATATTCTGTAATGAATGAACCAAACTCCACATTAAAACGATTGGTTAGAAATATCGGATATTTGGATAGAATTAATTCAACAAATAGTTCGAGTAAGTTGAATATGATTATGCAACTGCCATATGCTATTCGCACCGAAAAGCGAAGAGATATCGCTAATGAGCGCCTTGACGATTTAACTAAACAGTTGACAGATTCTCAATATGGCATTGGTTATATTGATAATGCTGAAAAAATTACTCAGCTTAATAGACCATTGGGCGGTGAAATTCAACAGCAAATTAAGGATTTAACTGCAGAGCTATATAGCGAATTGGGTATGTCTGAAAAGATATTTGATGGTACTGCAAGTGAAGCAGAGATGCTCAACTATTATAACCATACCATTGAACCAATATTGTCGGCTATATGTGATGAGATGAAGCGTAAATTCTTAACAAAGACCGCTATGACGCAAGGACAATCTATTAAGTTCTTTAGAGATCCGTTTAGACTTGTCCCTGTAACAAGTATTGCCGGGTTTGCTGACACATTATCTCGCAACGCAATCTTAACTTCAAATGAGCTTCGTGGCTTGCTAGGATTTAAACCATCTGATGATCAGAATGCTGATACTCTTGTTAACAAGAATATGCCATTTGATCAAACGGGTATGAACCAAGCTCCACCACCAGAAGAGGAAGAACTTCCTGAAGATCAAATTCCTCAGATGACGGAAGAAGAGTTTAAACGAAGCGGGATGACAAGAGACGAAATCTTAGCATTGCCGGATAAAGAATACGTCGCGTTGATAAATAGGTTAAGAAATGAGGAACAATAAATCAAAATGGGAGGTAACTAGATGAAGTATGATTTTAGCGGTTGGGCTACTAGAAACGATATTCTATGTAGTGATGGCCGTACAATTAAAAAAGATGCTTTCGTTAAAAACGATGGTATGAAAGTTCCTTTAGTATGGAACCATCAGCATAATGATGCATCTAATATTTTAGGGCATGCACTGCTACAGAACAGACCAGGTGGTGTATATGCTTATTGTTCATTTAATAACAACGAAAATGGTCAAACGGCTAAAGAATTAGTCCGTAATGGCGATATTACAGCATTGTCTATCTTTGCGACAGGATTAAAACAAGATCCAAGTCGCAATGTATTGCATGGTGATATCAAGGAAGTTAGTTTGGTTTTAGCTGGGGCTAACAAGGGTGCTTACATTGACAACGTATCCTTACAGCACTCAGATGGTAGCTACGAAGAAGTAGCTGATGAAGCATACATTTCATTCATCGAAGATGAGAGCATTTCTCACTCAGAAGTAGAGTATGAAGCTCCTGCTAAGACAGAAGAACCAGTTTTACAACATGCCGAAGAAGAGGCTAAAGGAGAAGAAAACGTGGAAGACAAGAAGAAAGCACCTGCTGGTAAAACAGTACAAGAAATTTATGATACTCTAAATGATGATCAAAAAGAGCTACTAAATTTCATGGTGGCAAAAGCATTAGAAGATGCTAAAGGTGGCGAAGAAGCCGAAGAAGAGAATGAGGACGAAGAAAAAGACATGAAACACAATCTATTTGACAGTTCAACAGAAATGTATGACGAGAATGTATTAAGTCATGCAGAAATCAAGGGTTATGCTAATGAAATTACACAAGCAGCTGTAGGAGATATTAAGCGCTATGGTTCATTACGTGACTCTGTATTAGCACATGCTGAAGAGTATGGTATCGAGAATTTAAGTTTATTATTCCCAGATGCTAAGAATATTACAGATTCTCCAGAATTTATTAAGAGACAAACAGAATGGGTTGCTAAAGTTATGAATGGTACACGTCATATACCATTTAGTCGTATCCGTTCTATCTTTGCTAACATCACAGAAGATGATGCTCGTGCAAAGGGCTATATTAAGGGCAAGTTGAAGAAGGAAGAAGTATTCTCACTCTTAAAGAGAGTTACAACTCCTACAACAATTTTCAAGAAGCAGAAGTTCAACCGTGACGACATTATTGACATTACAGATATGGATGTAATCGCATTTACAAAGGGTGAAATGAGATTAATGATTGACGAGGAATTAGCACGTGCTGTTCTCGTTGGTGATGGTCGTTTAGCTTCATCTGATGACAAGATCGGAACAGATCATATTCGTCCAATCGCAGCTGATGCAGACTTATTTACTATTAAGAAGCAGTTAACTGGCGCTGATATTGCGACTATTGCTGAGAAGTTTGTTGATGAATTTGTTATTGCTATGGATGAATACCGTGGTTCTGGTAACCCAACAATGTTCATTCGTCAAGATTTATTTACACGCTTGATGCTATTAAAAGATAAGGATGGTCGTCGTCTCTATAAGACACCTGCTGAATTAGCAACAGTATTAATGGTTGGTGAAGTAGTTAAGATGCCTACAGAAATTATGGGTAAGAGCTTAGCAATTGCCGTTAACTTAAACGACTACACAATCGGTGCTGATAAGGGCGGCGAAGTTTCAATGTTCGAAGACTTCGATATCGATTACAACCAACAGAAGTACTTACTTGAAACACGTTGCTCTGGTGCTTTAACTAAGCCATTCTCAGCAATTGCTTTCAGTGAAGAAAAGGTTACAACAACTGACGAAGCTGGTGGAATTACTGGTAGATACAAGCCAGCAACTGCATCACCTCACGTTGGTGGTTAATTAAAAATAGTGGAGGTATCTAGGTATGAATAAATGGGTAGGAGTTATTGGTTTTGCAGTTAATGAAGAAACTGCACCAGGAGTATGGGAAGACACAATAACTGAGAAAAAACTTACTGGTGACATTATTGATGTCAGAATTAGACGTAGTGACTCCCAGGATATTAACACAAACGTCAATGTCTCAGCTAAAATCTCGGTTGTTATGAATCCATATTTACGAGACCATTTAGACAAACTTAGATACCTTTCATATTTTGGTTCCTATTGGAAGATTAGCGATATTTCGGTTGAGTTTCCTAGATTGGTTATTAGTTTAGGAGGTGTCTATAATGGCCCGAGACCGAATTGAATTTCATAAGATGTTGCAGGATATTTTAGAAAAGAATAATGTCGACAAAAAGAATTGTTATTTTTCTAAACCACCGAATACAGCTATGAAATATCCATGTATTGTTTATAAATTACAACGACGTAATTTAAGGAACGCCGATAACTTAACATATTTCAATAACAATTCCTACAGTGTAACATATATAACTACCAACCCGGATGATATTCGTGTTGGATTAGATATGTTGGATAAGTTTTCAAAATATGGGATAAGTTTCGACAGATCATATACCGCTGATAATTTATATCACGAAGTATATTTGGTTCATTATTAGGAGGATAAAAATAATGCCAGCAGCAACAGCGAAAAGATTGGTTTGGGACGAAGAAGGCGCACGTTTATTTGAAACTGGCGTAGACCACGTTGTCCTATATCCATATCAATTATCAACAAAAGATTACTCTCTTGGCGTAACTTGGAATGGTGTTACTAAGATTTCTAACAAGGCATCTGGTGCACAAGAACAAAAGAAATACGCCGACAATATTAAATATTTAAGCCTATATTCTGCAGAAGAATTTGGTGTAACAGTTGAAGCATTCTCTTCACCAGAAGAATTTGATGCTTGTGACGGTACTTTAGAAGCAGCACCTGGTGTTAAGGTTGCTGGTCAGTCCCGTTCTAAGTTCGGTCTATGCTACCGTACATTGATTGGTAACGATGTTAAGAATCAAGACTATGGTTATAAGCTCCACTTAGTATGGAATGCTATGGCTCAACCTGCTCAGCGTGATTACAGTACAATCAATGAGAACCCAGATGCTCAGACATTATCTTGGGAAATCACTACTACACCTTTAGTTGTTGAAGGTATGAAGCCAATTGCTCATATTGCAATTGATTCTACTAAGGCTAAGCCTGAAAAGTTAAAGGCATTAGAAGATTTACTTTACGGAACATCTGCTAAGGCTGCTAACTTACCAACACCTAAAGAAGTTATTGACATGATGAAGGGCGCCTAAGCCTATTTAAAAAGGAGATTAATTTATGTACAGCAAAGTTATTAAATTCACTGATTTCAATGACAATGAAAGAGAACAAACTTACCATTTCAATTTACGTAAGGATGAACTCGCTAAATTAGCTGCCAAGTATGGTGAGGGATTCGAAAATAAGATTCGTTCAATGGCTATGAGTAATGATCGAGTTGGATTATACAAGCTATTTGAAGATCTTATTAAAGAATCTTATGGTATTAAGACCGAAGATGGTCTTCACTTTAAGAAGTCTGATGAAATTTGGAATGATTTCTATGACTCTCCAGCTTATGAAGCATTGTTTGTAGAAATTATGACCAATACCGATGAGGCCGTTGAATTCTTCAAGGGCGTGATGCCTAAAGACATCAGAGAAAAGGTCTCTGAGCAGACAGACAAGATTCTTCAAGGGCTACCAGTAGAAGTTAAATAAAGGAGGTGAGAGAATGCTTAAGCTTTTAATTCCGAAAGGCGAACAATACGATGAAGGTAGAAACCTATTCATTTACACAGAAGAGCGGACACTTAAACTTGAGCATTCTCTCTATTCTCTATCATTATGGGAATCAAAATGGAAGGTACCGTTCATCGTTGAAGGCAAGATTGCTAATAAAACTGGCGAGCAGGTACTTGACTATATTAAGTGTATGACTCTCAATCGAGATGAAATACCAGACGAAACATATTCTTTCTTAACGAATGAAATGTTTAACGAAATTATAAAGTATGTTGAGGATCCTATGACCGCTACTACATTTTCAAACCGCAATGTTACTTCACGTAACCATGTGGCACGTAATGCACAGTTCATAACATCTGAACTAATTTACAGCTTTATGTTTTCGTTAAATATTCCAATCGAATGCGAGCATTGGAATCTCAATAGATTACTAACCGTAATACGTTGCTGTGAAGAAAATAATAAAGGCCCTGAAAAGATGACCAAACAAGAAGTTATGGACATGCATCGTAAATTGAATCAACAGAGGCGCAAGTTATAATTATGGGTATTAGAATTAAGAAAAAAGGTGAACTTAAGAAAACAAAAAGTTTCTTGGGTTTTATGAAACGAAACACATTTACGAAAGAGATCATTGCTCGATATGCAGAAGAAGGATTAGCTGCTTTACAAAAAGCAACGCCTAAAGATACTGGTGCTACTGCCGCCAATTGGTCATACGAGATTCAAAGTACTCGTGGCCGAACAAAGCTTATTTATAAGAACGATAAGATGGCTGGTGACGGAAAAACACCGCTTGTTATTTTAATTCAATACGGACATGGAACCAGAAATGGCGGATATGTTGAAGGTATTGATTTTATTAATCCGGCGCTTAAACCAATATTTGATGGTATTGCCGATGATATTTGGAAGGTGATGGTAAGATGATTGACGAACGCGTTGTTGAAATGTCGATGGATAATAAACAATTCCTTGATGGAGTTGATTCATCGTTAAAAGCAGTTACAAAATTAGATAATGGAATGCAATTTAAAAACGCACAAAATGGATTCCAAATGGTTAGCAATGCTATCAACAAATTAGATTTCTCAGGTTTACAAAGTGCATTAGATACAATCGTTGATAAATTCTCAGTATTTGGAATGCTTGGTGTAAAAGCATTATCTGCGATTGAAGATAAAATCATTGGTTTAGCAAATCAAGGAATGAATTTTGTTAACTCAATGACATTGGCTCAGGTTAATTCTGGTTGGGACAAATACAATGATAAACAAAGATCAGTGCAAACAATCATGTCTGCTACTGGTAAGAGTGTTGAAGAAGTAAATGATGCATTATCCGATTTGAACCAATTTACCGATGAAACATCATATAGTTTCACTGATATGACCCAAAATATTGGTAAGTTTACTGCCGTTGGTGTAGACTTAAAAGATGCTGTATCTGCCATGGAAGGTATTGCTTCTTGGGCGGGTATGTCTGGTCAGAATCCAGCAACGGCTGCTCGTGCAATGTATAACTTATCTCAGTCAATGGGTTTGGGCTATGTTAACTTGATGGACTGGCGTTCTATTGAAAATGCTGGTATGGGTACGAAAGCATTTAAAGAGTTTGCTATTGCTAAAGCTGAAGCCATGGGTAAGATTAACCATGGTGATGTGCAAGTCGGAAATTTCGCAAGTACCCTAGCTGACAAATGGTTTGATAAAGATGTCTTAATGGCTACTTTAACGGACTATAATGCATTCTTCACAAAGATTCAGGGTGTTTCCAAAGAGACAGGCATGACCATTACTTCTATCATGAGTAAACTTAAGAAGGAGAATGGTGAATATACTGCCGAAGCTATTGCCTTTGCTGAAAAATATGGTATTGAGTTAGGCACTCTTGGCGAACAAGCATTTAGAGCCTCACAGGAAGCAAAGTCATTGGGTGACGCTATCGATGCTACCAAAGATGCTATCTCAACTGGATGGATGAATTCATTTGAGTATATTTTCGGTAACAAAGATGAGGCTACTGAAACTTGGACAGCGTTGTGTGAAGTATTACTTGATGTATTCAGTGCCTCTACCGAAGCAAGAAATGCAATGCTCAAGCTATGGCACGACGCCGGTGGACGAACGGATTTATTTGCCGGCATTGCTGCTTCTTGGGATGCATTAACTAGTTATATTGATTTGTTTAAAAAGTCATTGGAGAATGTATTTCCAGAAGTTACGGCTGAAAAGTTAATCGCTATGACTAAGTCATTTAGAGAGTTCGCTGAATCACTAGCACCTAGCGAGACAACTACTGCGCGTCTTAGTTACTTAATGGGAGTTCTCAATGAGATAATTCTTAAGAGTATTGATATATTTATTAATATTAAAGATGCTATAAAAGGATTTATAAATGGAATGCTAGATGGTTTTGATATTGTTGCCGCATTCTTTAAAGCATTTGGTGTTGGTGAGCGAGCCATAAAGTCATTGCTAACATATATTAATATTATTACGGATGGAATTTCAGAAGGACTTATTAGAAGTTTGGCTGGTTCTGGAAAAATTTTAAGTGACTTATTCGATTTTGTTTGGCAATCCTTTAACAGTATGGTTAAAGCTTTCTCTGCTGGAACAAAGAATATTGAGTTTACAAAAATGTTCTTTAAGAAAATGGTTGATGTTGGTATTGACCTAGGTAGAGTATTTAAGATATTGTTAGTACTTGGTAAGAGATTAGTTGAAACGGTATTGCCAGTTGTCACTAGTCTTGTTAATAAACTTTTCCGAACAGATATCGGCGGACTTCCGGATATTCTCGGTGGTATCCACAAATGGATTGAAAAAATATACACTAAGGTTGTTTTAATGGATGGCTGGCCAGATTGGTTACAAGGAATTGTTAATTTATTTAAAAACTTGTCAGATGCAGTTGGTAAATTCTTTGAAAAGTTCAAACCAATTGATATGATCATCAATGCATTCAAGAAGCTTTGGAATGGAATCAAAATGGTATACGGCTATATCAAAGAGTTTGTTAAAGATGGTTTAGATAAGCTTAAACTTAGTCCTGAAGGAAGCACATTCATTGATAAATTAAGTGGCTTTGGAACTTTGTTAGCTTCTGGCGGTATTATTGTATTGGTTAAGAAGTTATTTGATTATTTCAAAGCAATCAAAGAAATGCGATTCGCAGAAGGAATTAAGACATTCTTCAGTCATGTTGGTAATATATTTGATAAACTGAAAGAGGCAATTACAGCATTCCAAAAAGATACTCCACCAGACATGTTAATGAAGATTGCTAAATCGATCGCATTAATAGCAGGTTCTTTATTCTTGCTTTCATTAGTTAAAGTAGATAATTTAGTTGCTGCCCTAGCCGCATTCGCTGCTACAATGCAATTAATGATGAGAGTTATGAAGAAACTCGGTAATACAGCTAACCCATTCAGTGATACTGTTAATACTTTATTGAAGGTATCAGTTGCGATGGCTATTGTATCTGCATCATTAGCTCTAATGGCTACGACAAAACCTGAACGATTATTAGCTGCTGTGGCTGCCCTAGCCGCGTCACTAACTATGATGTTGGTATTCCTAAAGAGCTTGAAGGGTGTTAGAGTTAGTGGATCAATCAAACAGTTAAAACATATCGCTAAGGCAATGTTAACGTTATCTATTGCATTCAAGATTATTGGATCAATGGAATGGGAGCAAATTGGTAAAGCATTGACTGCTATGGGCGCTTCACTCTTAATTATGATGATTATTATTCATTCGCTTGAGGGTATGAAGAGCACTAAGAATGGTACATCCGCTATTACTAAGATTACATTTGCTATGATCCCAATGGCAATTGCTTTAAAGATATTAGGCTCAATGGGTTGGGAACAGATTGGTAAGTCATTAACTGCTATGGCTGGTGCTATGACAATAATGGTTGCCGCAATACTGATAATGTCCAAACTCAAAGGTAAGAATGGCGGAGCTGGTTCTATATTAGTTATGGCGATGGCTATGATTCCATTAGCACTAGCATTGAAGATTCTAGGTTCTATGGATTTAGACTCTATCGGTAGAGCATTATTTGCAGTTGCGAGCGTTATGACTATATTTGGCGTAATGGTGGCGTCTATGAGTGGTCTTAAGGCTTCTATGTTTGCTGTTTCAGGAGCATTAATCTTATTTGCAGTTGCGCTTATGATATTAACACCAGCTTTATTAGCAATGGGCGCTATTCCAATGGATATGATTATCGCTGCAATTATCAATATGGGTATTTCTATCGGTGCCTTTGCGATGGCATCACTCTTATTAGCTCCTGTACTTCCGATCATGATGACATTAGCTACTATCATGCTTATGGTTGGTACTGCCGCAATATTAACCGGTATTGGAATAGCTACTCTTGCCGGGGCATTAGCTGGGGGTTCGGTTGCAATTGTTGCAGCCTTAGCCGCTATATTAGACGTACTGATTATGTTTATTCCGGTATTAGCTGTACAGTTAGCGATTGCGTTTAATGTATTCATTCAAAACTTAGCAGAATCAGCTCCTACATTAATAAATGCCCTTGTTAAAATAATAATGGCAATTTGTGAAGGTTTAATGCAGATAATTCCAGCATTAATAGTACTTATTGGTGAAGGTATTACACTTATTCTGGTTGGTTTAGCTACATATATAGATGCATGGGCGGATGCACTGGCAGATATTCTAGAACGATTAGTAGTTGCAGTTGTAAAATTAATGGGTGGAGTAATTAGAGGTGTCATAGATGCATGTAAGTTAATTATTGACGCTATCTGTGAATTCTTTGGTATTCACTCCCCATCGACGGTTATGGCTGAGATTGGTGAATTCTTAATTCAAGGTCTTATCAATGGTATAGCTAGTATGGGCGGAGCTCTTTGGGATGGAATGGTCGCTTTAGGTACTGGTGCATTTAATGCTATTAAAGATGGTTTAGGAAGTTTATGGGATATCGGCGTTAATGCTGTACAAGGTCTTATCGATGGTATTGGCAGTATGGCTCGTAAGGTCTGGGATACTGCTAAGTCATTAGGCGGAAGTTTAATGAATGGTATTAAGGATTTCCTAGGCATTAAGTCTCCATCTAGAGAAATGAAGAAACTAGGTGTATTCTCAGTTGAAGGTTTCGTTAATGGTCTTAATCAGGAAGCTGGTAGTGTTGTTGACTCCGCTAGAAACATGGGTCAAGGATTGGTATCAAGTCTTAATACAGCTTTGGAAGATATTCGTAATCCTAAGGTATCTGTTTCCCCATATGTTGATTTCAATAACTTGCAGCTTGCTGACACGGCAATGAGTGGAATGTTTGCACATAAGTCTATGGAGTTAGCAGTTGACGTATCTAGAAATAGATTACAAGTCGAAAATATGCGTGATATTATCAACGAAACAAATGCTGCCATTGGAGATCTTAAGGGTGCTATTAATGACCAGAAGCTTGAAGCTAATGTTGAGACACCTATTTATCTTGATGGTAGAGAGATTGCTCGTGGTACTGCTAAGTATACTAAGAAAGAGATTGACAACATAGATCGTCAAAATGGAAGGTTCGGAGGTAAGAAGTAATGTTTGATAGAGATTATATTTCTAGTCTTCCAAAGACGGATTCTGAGGTAATGATTAACGGGGTATGGCTAACTGAAGCTGTACCCGGTTATCGTACCAATTCTGTATCTGGAAGAAATTCTAGAAACACAAATATCACAAACAAAGAAGTTGGTAGACGAGATGGTGCATTCTATCGTTATAAAAGAATGGATGTAGTAACTCTAACCATTTCTTTTGGTTTATTTGCCAACACAAAGGCTGAGTTGGAAGAAGCATCTGATAAATTACGTGGTGTGTTGGACATTTCTGAAGGCAAGTTGTCTTTCCATGATGAACCAACAAAATATCATATTGGAACCGTTGGTAATATTACACTAGATCAAGATGATAATAGTGGTGGTTATGGCTATCATTTATCAGGTTCGTTTGAATTTCACTGTAATGATCCATATAAATACAGCACTTTTGAAAATTCTGCAACCAACAACGATAGAGATATTATCACTTTAGTAAATAATGGTACAGCTCCAACTCCATTAAATATTACCGCTAAAATTAAGAAAGATAGTGCTTATCTTGGACTAGTATTAGATGGTGATAATAAACAATATTATCAATTAGGAGATCCTGAAACAAATGCACCAAATAAGGAAAACACAAAAGACTCCGAAACTTTATTTGATGATTATGCACCGGCCATGATAAATACTTGGGCTCACAATACGGGATATTCTGTTGATGATAGATACCATTGGAACTGGTGCGACACTCCATCAAAGCAGGGTGAATTTATTCTATGGGATGAAAAAGGACAAAAATTAGCATACTGTTCTGATTTCGGAAGTGAACCCGTCGTTGACAACTCGGATGCATTTAATAGCAGAAAATTTAAGTGGTATGGTCCAACGTTAACCAAAACCATACATGCAAATTCATCTGGTTTATATCCAGTAGATTGGAAATTCTCATATAGAGTCGACTTTGTATATAACGATGTTCTTCAAGTTGGGCATCAAAGTATGAACTTATGTGGTCCCAATGGTGCGACCATATTTAGTTTCTCAATCGAGAAAAACTGTTGTGGTTCTAGATTAATACAAGGAATTGTGCATTACAACGAAGGACGAGGTAGAGATATTTTTACGATGCCAGCATTAGGCGAATTAAGTGGAAGCTGGGGGAACATGGTAAATATTGAGAAACGTGGCTATACTATTACAATATCAACATTAGTAAGCGGATATGGATCATACACCGAGCCATTTAGTAAAACATATACTATAGAAAATAAAGATACAAGTCTTCGTTCTGCAACATTTTCCACATTTAGATATCATAAACAATATCCTACGATATGGTATAATGGTATTTATGAAGCAAAATTAGTAATGTATAATACAACTAATCAAAATCAAATAATAAAGAATTCATTAAATGAGGGCGATTTAGTTCGCATTGATTCGGCGAATAATGTTTGTTTAATTAATGGAGATCAAAATTGGGATAATGTTGATATTGGTTCACAACCATTGATGCTCGAAAAAGGAACTCATACTCTACGAATATTAACATCGGCATGGGCTCCAACTCCTGATGTGGAAGTAAAATATAGGGAAAGGTGGAAATAAAATACCATGAATTTATTTGTATTAGATAGAAGCATGAAAGCTGTTCAATCTGTATCTACTGATACAAATAACAGTTTTTGGTTTGATGATAGTGGAAGTGGTGGTCAAAAAATAACATTAGTATCTGGCTGTGTTGTTGGGTCCTATACTTTCACTATCGATTCATCTTCAAAAGAATCAATATATTTTCAACCAGGAAACTATATCGTATTTAAAGATAAGTATAATATTGTACGAATGTATACTATTATGTCACTAAATGGCGAAGATGAATTAACGATTGAGACTGAAGATTGTGGTCTTGATCTTTTAAATCATTTAGTTGGTAGTTGGAGTAGTAAAGGACATTCTACTAAGATTGAAGATATTGTAAAATCGACGTTATATGGAACTGGCTGGAGTTATGAATTGCATAATGATAATCTAGCCGCTAGAGATTTAAATCTTGAAGCAAAAATAATAGAGTATTCTGGCACAGATACTGTATTAAAAAGATTACAAGATATATGTGCAAGTTATAATGTTGAGATGTATTTTGACATTAAATTTGATGGTTTAAAAGTAATAAAACAAACCGTTCATATTTTAGACAGTATTACACAAAACAAACATATTTCGAAACGTTATATAAACGATATAGATCTGATATCGACAACGGTGGACAAATCTATAAAAAATTTATATACTGCTGTACGACCAATAAATGGTGAGGTTACAATCGAACCTATCGTATATGATGATGGTGATTTCTTTACAAAGAAGGGTGACCAATACATATACGCTAGAACGGCAAATAAATTATGGTCTCGCTTCAAACCAATAAATGATTCTATTACTGACTTTGATGGTTATATATATTCTGAATATTCAGGAAATAGCGATAACCCAGAAGCTTTATTTGAAGAAGGTCTCGCTAATTTAAAAGAAAACAGTATTATTCAATTGTCATATCAGGCAAAGGTCGTTGATATGAATGCTCAGCTTGGCGATTATATTCAGTTAGTTGATCGAAATAAAAAAGATGCTGTATATTTAACTGCTAGAGTTACTGAGGTAATAAATCATTATACTAATTCGTATGATGATGAATGTACTATAAGTAATTATTCGTTATTAAAACCAAAGCCTAGTAGCAATGTTCAAAATATTGTCAATGAAATTAAAAAAATAACATTGATGAAGATAAAACCGGATAAGATAGATTATGCTATTAATGATGACCCAAACAATCCGCCATCAGACGATGAATGGTATGATATAAACCATCTTCCTGTATTATCTAGTGGACAATATCAATGGACAAGACGAATAGAGTATTATTCTGATGGATCAGAAGTAAAGTCATATAATATAGCTAAATCACCTACCATAGTTGTTCCAAAAATTATAAAAACAGAATACTTGTATCAAATCGGTCAAAATGGGACTGAAATTCCAAGTGGTGAATGGTTGACAACAAGACCAGAATCAAATGGATCAAACTATATTTGGACCAAGATTATCGATACTTATGATAACGAAGCGAAAATAACAAAATATCTTGTTGTGAAAGATGGTTCAATTGGTAAAAATGGACGGTCTATTGTGAAACAGACTCATCAATACTATCTATCTACTAGTAATACCTCAATAGAGGGTGGTGAATGGCTAGATGATGTTATACCAGTACTGAAAGTATCTACATATATTTGGAAACGTCTATATACCAAATATGACGATAATACTGAAGTGGTTGGTGACCCTGAGATAGATGACTTCCACAACAACCAATATAACACTATTATAAACTTAGAGAATAAGGTTGTATCTAACAATACTTTATATGAACAACAATTATCGAAGATTGAGAAGTTGGAGAAAGTTGCTGATGAGTATAAGGATATAAACACAAAAGTTAATACTATAACTCATACCTATGAGAACAGTATTAATACTTTCACAAATGAGTTAAATGGTGTTAAGAAGATTACCGGTAAGATAACAAGCTCAGAAGATGGCATAAAGATTGAAAAGCCAGATGACCCATCAGGATTAGCAAACCAATTGGGTTCTAGAGGTTTCGAAGTTACAAAACCATCTGCTACTGATAATGCAAGAACAACTGTATTGAAAGCTGACGAATATGGTGTATACGCTAGCTCATTTAAAGCGGTGGACTCGATGTCCTTTGGTGCACATAGAGCTGAGCTGTATATTGTAAATGAGGTAGACGGAGAACTCAATGTTGACGGAACCGGATATTTCTGGATTGGAGATGTGATATAGAATGCCTATAAATAGTTTATGGCTAAATACTAGCTCTGGTGGGTCTTTGCTTCTTAGTGTATCATGGGTGGAAGGAGCATACGATGTTAATACAAATACATCATCTATAACATTCAATGCCCAGTTGCAGAATCCTCATGGATACACAATGTACTCAGGGTATAGCCAAATTAACTTCTATTTAGTTGCCGAGACAAGTAGCTTGGAAAGTGGTTGGGGAAACTGGGTAGTTGGTATTCATTATGTCCCATCTACTCCAGCAAACTTCAATGATATTATATCGTGGACATATAATGTTCCTCATAGACCAGACGGAACATTAGGAGTTAAATGCTTTGCTGTGTTTGATCCAAATGGAGCTTCAGCAAGTTACATTCCTGGTATGGGCAGAGTTGATACTGGTTGGTCAGTAGCGTCCACAATCCCAAGAGCATCGGCCGTTACTAATCATGCTTTCGGCGAAGATTGGACTACTGGTTACTCTATTAATTATACTCCACTAGTTGCTTCGTATACACATAAGGTTAGAATCTCTATTCCGAACATTATAGAAATCTATAAAGCTGATAACTATCAAAATGGAAGTGTTATCACGTTGCCAAAAGCAGCAATCGATAAGGTTTGGGAGTATACAAAAGATAAAAACGAAGTAACGATAGGAATGGTTCTTGAAACATGGAATGGAGCCTCTAAGATTGGTGACTCTGCTGAGTTTACTAAGAAGTATAGTGTAGTTGACCCAATTGATATGTCCTATACCATTGAAGAGATATCATCTTTAAAAGATAAAGGGGTTGGGCCAACAGATTTCGTATCTCTGATTGGATCTAAACGAATCTCGGTAACAGCATCATGTGCTCATTCGAAGATATATTTGCATGTTGAGTGTGGCAGATCTATTATGGATAAGGTTGAGGTTGCGTCAGGAACTACTAAAACATTTGAGTTCTCGAATCTACAATCGGCAAACTATAAGATATATGCTACAAATGGACGACCTGGATATATTAAAACAGCTGTTGATAGTGTTGGTAATCTAATTAACTACTTTAAGCCATCTATCATTTACTCGAAATTGAAACGATTAAATGATACATCAGACCGTGGTCTTTTAGAAATAACTGGTATGATCTGTTCGGATGCTATAGGTACTTATGATACCACAAAATGTAAGTATAAAATTATCAAAGATGGTTCAATTATTATTGTGTCTAATGGCAATGTATCTAATAATAAGTTTTCATTAAGATACCCGATATCAGATGTGCCATATAAGAAGTCATTCTCGTTCGTAGTAGAATTAGAAGATGCGTTAGGATATACAGCTAGAACTACTTTAAACTTATCACCTACTACTCCTGTGTTTAGTATGGGTAAAAAGCAGGTTAATGTCAACCATATACTGAAACTTGGAGAAGATACCTCACCAGGAGCAATAGCTTATTCAGCATATAATGGTCATAAGATAGGTAAAGTTCTATTAAATCCAGTAACTTATCCATCACAAAGAAACTGGTTTAAAATAGCAGAATTTAAATGGATAAAAGACGTTGTGTACGAATGCAAATGCTCAATTGCTTCATCTTGGTCTTGGGACGAGTTTAAACTAAGAATGTATGATAACAATGGTTCGTTAACCCATGCAGCTGGTGGATCTTATTATTATGGGACATATCGATATGGTTTACAAGTAGTGTATCTAAACAACAAGAATATCGAGGTGTGGTATCACATAAATGGCGGTATAAATACTGAGTGTGTTGTTGATATTGATTACAATCAAAACATATTACCGAATGCGAACCAGATTGATAAGTATGCATATAACAATGTAAAGGTTCTTGGCGAATTTGACTTCAAATACTTGGATAATGGAAAAGATCTTAATGTGCTGCCAGGTTATAAGTACTCAGAAGCTTTATATAATAAGCTATTAATGACAATGCCTGTTGGAACGATCATCATGAACGATAAAGATGGATTTGATCCGTTCTATTATTACGGTGGAAAGTGGTCTAAGATCGAAAATAGATTCATATTAGGTTCAGCTTCAAATACACCAAATGCATCTGAAGGTGGATCTGCCGATTTAAAGATTGAACGTACTGCATATGAAGCCGCAGGATTTGGTTTGTGGACTCCACCTAATGGTTTCGTTGAACGTGGTATTGTAGCTCAAGACTACACTAGAGTACGTGGATATTGGCCACCTTATCATGGTGCTGCAATTTGGAGAAGGGACGCGTAATATATGATAAAATTAAAATTAAAAGATGGGACTACTTATGAACTGATATCATTCATGAATAATGGTTTCCAGTTATATGTCAAACTCGAATATCTAGAAGAGTTATTTGAAAGTTTATCAAGAGATAACATGAAGGGAGCAACTATCATAAATGGCGATTCAGTATCTCACACATATGGATATATGGACTTAGAATCATGCAATCTAGAATTTGGTGAAACACTGAAAGCTGGAATTATGTTTACAGAGGTTCCCGATTCAGAGATTGAGTTGGGTAAAGCTAGAGTCAAACAGGATGCCATGCGAAAAGTCTTCTTAATAGGTATGAATCACGCTGATCCTGAAGATGTTGTAGAATGGTGCGAGGAATTAAACGGATGGCATGAAGCTAAATATCCGTATAAGAAAGGCGATCGATTCAAGCATAATGGTAAGCCATATGAAGCTCTTATCGATTTAGTATCGGACCCTAATATTCCACCAGAGAAAAATAAGGCGTTATATAAAGAAATTACAAAAGAAAATAAACCTGTTTACCCAGAATGGACTAAGGGTACTATCGCTAAGAAAGGCGAACGGTACATTTATGCCGGAGATATCTGGGAGAATACCTGGGATGACAACTATAGAGCCCCAGGTGGAATGGGTTGGAAGAAAGTGTAGGAGGTAAAGTAAAATGAATGCATTTTCACAGTTAGTAATTATTGCAGTACTTGTAGAGGCTGTTTGGGAGAACGTTAAACGCATATATTCTGAAAGCAAAATTGATACAAGTGTGATGGGCTCTTTAGCGGTATCAATCTTAGTTTGTGTATGCACAAGAGCTGATTTATTTCCACTGGTAAATATGCCATTGACAGTTCCTTTCTTAGGTTCTATCTTGACTGGTATTATCACAGCCCGTGGAGCAAACTTTGTGAATGATTTATTCACTCGCTTAAACGGGCCAAAGAAGGAGGCTTAAATGTTAAGAGTAGTTGACGTAGCATCTCATCAGGCTGGTATTGTTACTGGTACATTGGATTGTGATGCTGTTATTTGTAAAGCAACTGAAGGAACTGGTTATGTAAATCCATATTGTGACGAGCATTATCAGTCTGCTAAAGCTGGCGGAAAGTTACTAGGTGTATATCACTATGCATCTGGTGGAAATCCTGAAGCTGAAGCAGAGTTCTTCATTAATAATGTTCAAGGATATTTACATGAAGCAATTCTTGTATTAGACTGGGAATCAGGAAATAATGATGCTTGGGGTGACTCAAGTTGGGTTGCTCGTTTCTGTGCACATGTTGTAGCATTGACCGGTATTAATCCTATGATTTATGTTCAACGTTCTGCAGCCGATCAATGTGTTGGTCTTGGAGATTATGGTATTTGGCTTGCTGAATATCCAGATTACGCAGCTCGTGGTTGGGGTGATTATGTTGAACCAAATTATTCTGGCAATTACGCTATGCACCAGTTTACATCATCTGGAGCTATTTCCGGTTGGGCTGGTCCATTAGATTTAAGCTTATTCTTCGGTGATGCAACTGCATGGTTAGCTTATGCTGGTGCAAATGGTGAAAGACCAGTGGTATCTACTCCTGTTCAAGAAGCACCTGCTGTAAGTCAAAATGGAAGTCCTGAAGGATCTACTTTAGACTTATTATATCGTACTATGAACGACGAATTCGGAACAGGCGATACTCGTAAGGCAAATTTAGGTGCACGCTATGATGAAATCCAGAATATTATTGAGCATATTGCAGAAGCTGACGCTCAGACATTAGCCAATGAGGTATGGACGGATGCGTATGGGCAAGACGACGTACGTAGGGTTATTTTAGGCTCTCGCTATGATGAAGTACAGAATCTTGTTGAAGGTAATGTTTCTTCTAATGAAGTATATCACTATACAGAATCCGGAGATACTTTATCCGAAATCGCTGAGACATATGGTACAACAGTTTCTGATATTTTAGCATTAAATCCATGGATTGAGAATCCAGATATTATTCATATTGGGCAAAGCATTAGAGTTCGTTAAAGAGAGGTGCAATATGGGTATTTGGTCATTTAATATAGTTAATATAAATTCAATATTGTCAACGATAGAATTTGACGAAAAGACAATAGGTCTTATATTTACAACCCTTATAGCAAGCTCCGTTGTAATCGAAATTGTGCCCATAAAAATTAACCCTATTAGTTGGTTTTTAGCTTGGGTTGGAGATAGAATCAATGATAAGTTAAATAAGAAAATTGATGCTATTGACAAAAAATTGGATGAGCATATTCAGGTATACACTGGACGATGGGTACAAGAATTAAGGGGTGAGATACTCATATTTGCGAATGAATGTACTCGTGGCATAAACCATTCTAGAGAGCAATTCGAATTTGTTCTTAAAGAATGCGATTTGTATGAAGAACATATTTCAAAAACACATCAGTCTAATGGTGTTATGGCAGAAGCCATGAGTCTAATTAGAAGACAGTATGCTAATAAATTAGCCATAAATGGGTTCATATATTAGTATGGAATTAATAATGTTATTAGGTGTTCTGATTATATATGCTATTCAATCCATTCTGTTCTTTATATGCCTATGTTTATTTGTTTCATTCATATTAATAGGAATAGCGCTATTGCTTATACGCGATTAATTCAACGCTTATATTAGAACAATAGTCTAGAAGGAGGAAAACAGCATGGACTTAGAGAATTACAAGAAGGAAATAGAAGCAGTATTTGAAGAAATGCAGAATTATTCATCAGCATCGGAGGAGTACAAAAAATCAGTAGATGCTATTACGAGATTAACCGAAACATATTTGAAGGTTAAAGATTCAGATTTCAATCAAGAGAGAGCAAATCGTGAAGAAGCGAAAGATGTTCTCAAGATGAAATTTGATGACAAGAAATCACAAAGGGATATGATTGGTAAGATTGTACCAGCAATTATTGGAGTATTAGGTACCGCCGGATTGATGATATTTGTGTCAGCAGTTGATTCAGAAGGCTCATTTCCACAAAAATTCGTGGGAATGTTGAACGGATTAATTAGAAGATAGTTCAAAAGAATTGGGATTCGTGTAAAAAACATGGATTCTAATTTTTTTTTGCCCGCATATTTAGCAAGGCTTATAATAGGAGGGTCATTTATATGACAAACAGATCAGAAAACATAAAAGCATTAATGACATTCGTAGGACTAACAATTGTATTAACAACCATTGGTAGTATAATCATGAACAAGAAATTTGAGGAGGATCAAAAAGAATTTGAAGATAGATATAACTACCAAACAGATCAAGCAATTAAGGTTTGGGATAGTTTGTTAAAGATGCGACAAACTTTTGAGAATGAAAAAAGATTAAATGAAATGAAGAAGGAAGAAGAACCAAGAAAGAAGAGCAATTATGAAAAAATCTATGAGGAGTTTTTAGAGAATCGTAGAAAGATGATTAATGGAGAACTTTAAAAAATCTTCTCCTTTCTTTTTTCGCGTATTTTACAAGTCTTATAATAGAAAAAATAGGAGGAACTTATTATGTTCGAAGGACCAGTATTAGGAGTAGTAATTATTTTGTTATTCATTATTATGATTGGAATTGTAGCTTATTATCAATGGGATAATAGACGACTATCCAAGGCAATTGATGGATTTATGATAGTTATTGCTATGCAATCAGAAGTTATTGAAGAACTAAAAAGAGAAAAAGATTTTAAAGAAAAGAACGATATAAAGGCGGACTAACATCTGCTTTTATATTTTTTTGAAGGAGGTTTATATGGATTTTAACAACGGTTATAATTTAGCAGTATCATATATTGCCGAATTGAATTCCTTAAATGACCGGTATGACCAAGACATGACAGCATCTATACAAGAAGTGATTGATTGTGAATGGTCATATTTTTTAAGGAAGTTGATGGAGCTATTGGATAAGTTATATTTGCTTAGTTCAACTGACCAATGCGGGCATTATAGAATTCTATTTGACCATTTATTATGGGAGTACGGAATTTGGGTTGGTGAGTTCTGGGAAGAAGAAACAGAATTTAGAGAAGAGATATTACGAGAAAGACTCGCGTAAATTACAAGTCTTATAATAGAATATTAGGAGGAGATTATATGAAAAATGCATTAGCGATTATTGGAGCAGTCGTAGTTATAGAGAAGATTTTTAAAGCAGGTCGTCTTTATGAAAGCGGTAAACAAGCATTAGCGAAGAAGGAAAAAGTTGATAACCAATAATATTTAGAAATAGAACTTTAGAAAAACTAGGGTTCTAATTTCTTGCCTATCTAGTATTCATATTTTTAGCGAACAAAGGAGGAGATAAATATGTTCGGATTTAAGATTAATGAAAAGAAGTTAAAGCACAGCAAGGGATGGTATATGGCCTTATTTAAGGTAGTGTATGCTATGTTCTTGGACAAAGATTTTATGGTGGAGTATGGCGCTTACATTATGTATTGTAAAAAGCATAATGAACCATCAGTTAAGTTAGACAAGATTCAATCTATTTATGAGGAGGTAATTAATCTATGAAGAAGATTATATTTGGTATCTTGGGTATTGTAATCACATTTGCGGGTTTGTGGTTATTTGGTATCGGAATTGTTTTCTCTCTGTCAATGATATTACAAACAGTCGGAGTAACTATGAACTATACAGCAATGACCAGTGTATATGTAATATTACTTATAGCTTGTTTATTGGCTGTGACAAAAGTATTAGGATCTGTATGGAAGTAGCAAAGAGAATTATACTGGCCAGTCTTATGACCATTATACTTATGGCTATATTCTTGATTAGTATTAAGCATATTATGTTTCATCAACTCGATGTATTTACAGCAATGATCGGAGTTATATTAAACGTTATTGTAATCTCATTAGCAACATTATTTGCTATTCATAAAACAAAATAGGAGGATATTATGAAAAGAAGAGGTTTATTTGGTTTACTTATTGATTTATGTTTAACAGTAGCAACTGGTGGTTTATGGTTAATTTGGATTTTCATTAAGTTCTTGCGTAATGGCCATGGTAAGTGATTAATTATAGAAACACCCCATGTCTAGGGTGTACCGAACGACATATAGGATGCCATGCTAAATGCAAAAAGTATAAAATCATACAAGAATATTCCGCAAAAGTTAAACGTGGAAGAGAGCATGATAAAATATATGCTGGAGATTATGAAAATGATACAAAACGCAGAACGCATGAAAAAATAAAGGCTAGGAATTTAAGATAGGAGGTTTTTATGACAAACAAATTTAAAGATTTGCAACAACGACTAACAATAATTAGTGAGATGATTCAAGACATCAAAGAGATTAATGCTATCATGACATTATCTCAATCAATTAGAATCAGAGCTAGTTTGGTATTACTAAAGAAAGATATTCACGAGAAGATTGAAATCAATCGTGGCGGGATGTATGATGCAGAATTAGCAAAATATGGATTACTAGATTATGCAAATACATTGATGAGCATATTAGAGGAACTATGATATGAGAGATATGGATGTTACATTTTGCGGTCTTGATTCTCTAGTAATAAGATGCAATGGATATGATGACATTATTGATTTGTTAAAACTACTTAACAATGGTGGCTATATTAGTCTGTCAAGAGTTTTAGAGTCATTAGATTTAAGAAAAAACATATTTGATGATATGCTATCATTGTCATCCGATGAGTATTTCATACTAATGCCACTCGAAGCGGATGAGTTTAAGGTTATTACATTTAATAATGTATCTGACAATAAAGGTTTTTCTTATAGATTTGTATTACCAGAATTTAAACCATTTGTTTTGGGAGATATTGAAATGAAGGAGATGAAATAATTATGAAATATCATACGGTTAAAATTAATTTCTATAACAATAAATTGCAAGAAATAGAAGAATATAAAGGTATTAATAACATTAGTAGAATTAATATCGAAATCATTAGTAAGACAATGTACCATGCAGTATTATTAAAAGATATTCAAAAAGATTTACAAAGATCGTTACTAATTAACGAAAAGAAAGTAAATTTAGGATCAATCATATCTATGCTATGGTATAATGGTTGTTCTATAGATTCAACTATATATATTTCTAATGAAATTAAAAACTATAATTTCAATTTTTTAGGTCTTAAAATGCGATGGACTGCAAAAAATGCTTTGGATATATTGATCAATGTTGCTCCAGTTTTAGATTCTGTATATGGTATGGGTAATATTTATATAAGTAGGGGAAGATTCAATAATATTGATCCTGCTGTGATTAAATATTATGAACACGAGGCTGAGTTAATGCGTTCACCTGTTAAGGTTATTTGCTCAGGGTCAGTTACAACAATTATCACGCCAAATGGTGAAAAATATCAAGTTCGTAAATCAAATGATGATAAGAATGATTATGAGAAAGCATTTATGATGGCTTGGTTATATTCTTTGGTTGGTAAAAAGGTAACTCGTAATACTTTAAAGAAATTTGAAGACGAATTACAAAAGAAACCGAAGAAGCCTAGAAAGAAAAAGAAGGAGGAAACAAAATGACATACTTACATCTGTTTATAATAGCATTAGTTATATTATTAGCTAATGGACTGTTATATTTCAAACTTCAGCAAGAAATTAAAGATGTGCATACGGAAAGACAGTCATATCAACTAACCATAGTTGAGCAAATTGCCAAGTGCCGTAATGAGATTGCCAAAGTAATGGTCTGTGGTGAAATCTTAAAGGAGCATATTCAGGAATTAAAAGAAATTAATGAAAAACTCAATTATATTCCGAATAAGATTAATGATGATTTCTTACGTATTGCAGAAGAGACTTGGAGACTACATAATCGTATTACTCAGATGGAGATAAAAGCTCATATTGTTCAACCAGAGCTTGTGAATAAAACGTATAACCATAAACGAGTAGAGTTAGGATTAGAGCCTATCGAGTCATGTGATACAAATTATATCGATGGTGTTGAGATTCTGGATGATGAAGAGGTGTTTAAATAATGAAAACAGAAATCGTATTTTCTGGCAAGTACAACCATATAAACAAAATACTAGAAATTAATAATCTAAGTGATGCTAAGTATTATATATTTATTGTTGTTACTTCTGATATGTGCAAGTGTGATTGTTCACGAGGAGATCTTACAAATGTCGTACATTCATATACTGCACTAGTAGATATACAACTTAAAGCTATAAATGCATATGCAAAAGGTTATGATTTTGCGGAATTTATGGATGATGCTTCTGGCGAGTTTTATTACCTAGCTAATAATATTGATAAAAATACTAGTAAACTATACACTGGCAAATATGTATTCCACATACAAGACGATATTGACATCACAATTTCTAACTAACAAAAGGAGATATTTATGGAATTAAAGAAGGAAAGATTAATTTGTAACACATTACATCGCAGTAACGGAACATTAGTATTTAAACAAGTAGCGAAAGACCTATCGGTATCAGATATAAGCATGATGATAGAGTTTCATATTCTGCTATTAGAAGCCATTAAGACTTTTAAATACTATCAAAACGAATTAAAAGGATACTCTATTCAACTATATCGTATAAACCATATGAGTTGGCGTATTGATATCCTGAAAGATGATGTTCTGTATGAAAGCATTGAATATCATACAAGAAAGAGGGGGCCTGGTATTCCAGATACAGCTAGTATGCGATTTAATGAAGTGCTAGAGGGTTTATAATATGACTAGTATGAAAGGATGGAATGGTAAAAAGATCGATGGTGCTCCTTATGTAACTTACTATAATGTGTTTAAAACTTTTTCGCATTTTGATAATATGGTCATAGACGGAGTACTTCCTACTATTATTAAACATAACATTAAGTTGCAAAAGCCAAATGTAAAATTAATAATGGCCAGAATAGGACGAACACTTAATTGGCGTATTCATATTGTGCATAATGATAAATTGATTTTCGAGCGTATGACGGATGACTATTTCTTATATAAGAATCTTAAGGAAACAACGCATGATATGGAGCAGCAGATTGTTAGATGTTTAGATAAAGATATTGACAATCTAGTAAAGAAAGGAGTATTATGATTTATAATTTACAACTTATTTATGAACAGCGTAAATATTGTTATACTGAAGCATTCATAGAAACCGAAACGATATATGAAAGTCCATTTAATTCATACATTATGTGTCACCCCACTGGAGATAAAGAATTAGATGAAAACATACGTTCATCTATATCAGAAGTGCTAACACCAGATAGAAGAGATGATATTAATGGTTATGTGTTTGATATTCTACTACTAAATGACAAAATTTCAGTAGAAATGATTAATCAACAAAACACTTGTGAGTCTTTAATTAAACTGCCGGTTGATCAAGTTAAAGTTTTGGGCAAAATGATATTTAACAAAATGCGTAAGATTCAAGTTAAAAATAAATGGCTTGCTCATCAGGATTTCATGAACAATTTCTATACTGCAGTAGACACCTATATTACTTATGAAAACACTAGTAATAAATCTTCAATGTCTTTAAAATATGTTAGTTCTTCAAAGAAAATGACTTCTATTGAGAGGGTAACTATTAAAGCTTTTAATATATTCATGTCTTTACATTTGTTGGATGATAATAGTAAGCATTGCACGTCAATAGAACTTGAACGCAAATCCTCACATCCTATTATTATCGGTATTATTCATGATAATATAGGATATTACAAGCGTGTGACTATAAACCTAAAGAACATAAAAACTAAAGGAAAGCTTACGTGTATAATAAATGAGTTGGAAAAGAACTATCAATTTGTGTATAAGCAAACAGAAGATTATTATGAAAAGTTTGAGAAGGAGGATAAATAATGGGAATTCCACATATCGAAAAACCAGACCACTATGTTAAAGGTCGACGGCATGAACCAAAAGACGTTATCCGGGATTGGGATTTAAATTTCAATCTCGGCAATGTAATTAAGTATATTTCTAGAGCTGGACGTAAAGGTCATGGTAAGAAGAAAGAAGACTTGCTTAAAGCTAAGCAGTATTTAGAGTTTGAATTAGCATATTTAGAAAGTTTAGAAGGAGAAAACAATAGTGCTAAATATTAAGATCAATAGGGACCCAGAAACAAATGAAATGCAACATACGGTTGGATACAACTATTCAGCATATGATGTATTTAGTAATCGTAAAGAGCAGTTAACAAAAATTGTTGCAACCACGGCATTATCATTAATTAACAGTCCTCTTGATAAAAATTTTAAATCATTAGAACTACAAGGATTAAGTGCCACTGAAGCATCACTTACATACAACAATAACAAAACCATTTATATTAAGTATAACATGGTAAATAAACAATTTGAAATATCTGGTCTTGGTGTTGAAGTTACACCCCAATATTTGAAAATTGCATTTTTATCAGATGCAATAGTGGAGGTACCGGTAACGTGTTAAGGACAATTATTGCGATTTTTCAATAGGAAGGATAAAAAAAAATGGAAAAGACTAAACGAGAACAAATTCTAGATATTACTTTTATATCTGATAGACTTGCTAACAAATTCGAGAAACATATTACGTTTGATAATAGTAAAGAACTTAAATATAGTACACTCGAGAACCTTGTGTCTGGAATCATGGCCATAATAAACAAACGTTGGCCACTATCTTTTCAGACAACTGTCATTACCTATGCAGAGTTTGATGACGGATCCGCTATGGTTACAGTATGGAATGATAAGATGAAGCGTAGCATAGAGTTATATGTAAATACAAAAACTAATAAATTACATCTAACTGGTAGTGATATTGAAGTTGATTCTTATACACTTGCTATTATATTTGGAACTCTATTCCTATCCAATATCACAGCGACAGCAAATTAGCATATTTTACAAAGATTAGAATGACACGAAAGGAGATTGATATTTTATGGGTGTCAAAGAATTAGCAAAAGGAGGCGTTTCAGTAGTAAAACGTAACTCTCCTGGTATTTTACTAACTATTGGATTAGTTGGTATGGGATTTATGGCGTATCGTATTACGAAAGATACTAGAAAGTATGACCGATTACGCGAAAAGAAGAAAGAGGAACTTAACGTTGATATTCTCCCAGTAAAGGAAGAAGTCAAGGTGGTAATAGATGCTTATAAAGTTCCTATGATTCTCGGAGCATCATCAGCAGCTTGTATTATTATGTCTACACATATTAATAACCAACGCGTTAAGTTATTAGCCGGTGGTTTACAAGCGTTAAACACAGCATATTTGAACAACAAGGAATTTCTAAATGAATATTCCACAGCGGTAAAGGCAAAATTGGGAGATAAAAAAGAAGAGCAAATCAGAACAGCTATTTCCCAATCTAAGGTCGATAAATTTGATGTGAACAATCAAGTATTCGATACGGGGTATGGAGATACGTTATTCCAAGACTCATGGACTGGTATTAGATTTATATCCTCAACTCAAGCGATCGCGGATGGGTTCTCAGTATTCTCAGACGATTTAAAGAACGACTTATCCGGCGAGTTAACATTGGCTGACTTATATGACAGACTACATATTAACCTGCGTCAACCACCAAAGAACATGGAGTATTTCGGATTCAAGCTTGAGAGTTGCAGTATGAAACGAAACTTTGGCGAGAAGCTTGTGCCATATTCATTTACATCTACATTTGACCAACGTATTGGTAAACCAGTAGCTGTGTTAGAGTATTCACCAGAATATTTAGACGGCTCTGGTACTTACGTAAATTATTAGTATATTTAGACCCTCTAGAATGCGTTTTAAGGCCATTTTTAGCGCGTTTTAGAGGGATTATGCATATAGGATGAGGTATTTATCATTTATATTCTAAACGCCTCTAGAAATGCACGTATCGCATTCGCGAATTTTACAAATCATATAATAGGACAGAAGGTCCAGAAGGAGAAAAATCATGAACGAATTAAACGCAGCAGTAGAAACAGCACAGGAAGTAGCAACAGAAGTTACAGAATCAAATGGAAAGAAAGTATTATTAGCAGTATTAGGAATTGCAGCAACAGCAGTTATCGGTACAGCATTATACAAGAAATTCCAAGAGAAGAAGAAAGCTAAGATGCTAACCATTGCAGAAGCTGAAGTGGTAAATGAAGTACATGAGGTTTGCGAAGAACCGAAGTCAGAAGACGAAGAGTAGAATCACATCTACTCTTTTTCTTTTCGTCCTTAGGAGGTATTATGGAAAAAATTGAAAAGAACGTTTGGTATACATTATATGTCAAACGCAAAAGTATACGAAATCGCTCCTATGAACTTACATTAACCAAATGTATGAATATTGATGGAGCATGGTATGTAAGAAAGTACTATCAAAAAGATGGACAAAAGATGGTTGATGGGGAAACAGGATTTGACTATAAACCACTAGACACATCTATATTTGAGGTGGTACGATATGTAAAGGAGAAGGAACAAGATGAAGATTAAATCGGAAACAAAAGTAAAAGTTGCTCTTGGAGCTGGAGCATATTTACTTGTTGACCATGGTGTTGGAGTTATTATCAAGAACTCAGTAGGCGACACCAAACAGTATGGTCTATTAACTCGTCTTTCTATATTTGCAGCTAAGATGACAATATCTGGTATGGCAGCTGAATATGCATACAATAAGGTATCCAAGCGTAACTTCAACAAAGATGTTGATAGAGCTTGCGAATTATTGGAAGACGAAGTAAAAGCTATGAAGGAGAAGTATGATATTGTATGAATAAAAATACATTGACTAATCCTACTGTAGAAGTTGAAACAAAGAAAAAAGTAGAGCCAGTTATTTCCTATACTCCCAGTGAAGGAAAGAAATCTGGTTGGAGCTCATTTTTCGGTGGTTTCTTTAAGAAAGATATTCCACAGGTGGCTACATATGTCGTAAAGGATATTTTAGTTCCAGCTTTCAAAGACACCGTTGCAAAGATGGTTAAGAATTCAATTGACATGATGTTATTTGGAGAGACTCGCTCTAGTGGTAGTGGAAGATATTATGGACCAACAAACTCATATTCTGCATACTATCAAGAGCGTGATATTCGCCCTATGGAACCAGTGAGAAGTGTTTCAGAAGGAGAAGTTCGATATTTACCATTACGTAGTGAAGAAGATGTTAAAAAAGTGTTATATTCTCTACGTGAATGTTTTGAACGTTATGGTCAAATATCCAAAGGTGACTATTATGACGCAGTGAAAGTTAGAGCTGAATTTACAGACTATAATTGGGGCTGGCGATCACTTAGAGGTATTGACTATATTGAAGAAGCACCTGACCGTTGGGTAATCATATTCCCACGTGCTGAACAAATTAAGAGATAGGAAGGATAATAAAATGTTTAACAATTTAAAAACAGGAATCAAAGAAGGCACTCGTAGTGTTGTAAGTTATTGCAAGACAAATGAGCCAAAGTTATTATTAGGTCTAGGACTAGTGTGTCTTGGAGCCGGAACTATTTTAGCATGCAAAGCTACACTAAAAGCAAATGAAAAATTAAAGGAGGCAAAAAATGTTGCGAGCAATATTCGAAATGATATCACAGATGATTCTGAGCGTGGTAAGGCCTTAACGAATCATTATTTTAAGACTACATTATCAGTAGCAAAGACTTATGCATTACCAGTAGCGTTAGAAGGATTAGCAGTAGCTTGTATTTTACGATCAAATGCTGTATTAACTAAGCGTGCTGCTGAAGCTATTATTGCTGCAAATGGATTTAAAGCTGCGTTGGATGCCTATCGTGAGCGTGTAAAGGCAGCTGTAGGAGAGGAGAAAGAGCATGAAATCTTTTATGATGTTCAAACCGTCGAGGTTGCCGAAACGTATTTGGATAAAAATGGAAATGAAAAGACTAAAGTTACAAAACGTAAAGTTTCTAAGTTGGATATTTCAAAGACTGTAGACCGTCGTTGGGGTGATTCAGAGTATTGTCCTAATGGTGTTGTTGGTGGAAATATGACGGATGAAGAGATTCTTGACCACATTGATATTCTCAAGCGTCATATGAACATTGCAGCTCAACAGTTACGTTATTCTAACGATGGCACACTATCATTGAATGATATTTACGAGTTGATGGGTTACGCAAAGACGGAATGGGGTCAGAGCTTATATTATGTGTATGATATTAAGAACAACCCTAATGGATTCTTAGACTTTGGTATTAATGAGTATATCAATCATGGTATTCAAGGTTGGAAAGATACGTATGCTAAATATGGTGAACCTATCCTCAAGTTCAACACAGACCGTTGCGGATTAGGCGACTATGCTAACTTATATTTAGCAGCACCTAGTGGACGCACACCTAGATGTGGAATGGATAGTGGGGCTGAAAATATCGACGCTATCTGAATGGAATATTTAGAATTACAGGACTCTGGTAGTACTATTACACTATCGGAGTTCTTATATTCTAAAGGTTTAGGAGAAGAGACATGAAGAAAGAAACTATATTTGTAGTTATGGTTACAGCTGCACTGGCGGGAGGTTGTGGTTATATTTTAGGGCGTTTGTCCAAGAAAAAAGAATGTGATGAAGAAGTTGCTAGAGTTCGTAAGCATTATTCCGACGCATATTCAAAGGCGATTGAGAAGTTTAGTGAAAAAGAAGAGGAATACGCAAATGCTATTCGGAGTCGTGCTATGCTGTCGCCATCACATATTGATACTGAAAAACCTGAAATTTCCGATTTTATTAAGAAGTACCGCGGCGAAGATGATATTGAAGATACTATAGTCGATGATGGAATTAATGATGAAGAAGAAAGTAAAGAAATGGAAGAACAAGAAGAAGCGGAAGATTATATTCCAAGAGAAGTTGCTGAATTGCATCCGGATGATGGAAATACTCCATTTATAATTGCGGAAGAAGAAAGTGGAACTACTGGTTATACTGAAGTGTACACCACTTTATATTTCGATGATAAACTTGTTGAAGACCATACTGCAGAAGAAATTGATATTGATGACTCAATTGGTATGGATATTTTTGACAGAATCATTAATAGTTCTGACGAGTATGTATTTGTCAGAAATCCAAGACTAGGTATTGACTATGCCGTTGCTAAATCTGATGAAAATTGGACAGATGTAGCAAAAGATTATTATAATGAATAAGTTGATTTGGAACGATCAACATGAAAATTATTTTGAATACTTAAGGTCATATACAATTGATGATGACCATATTGATTACACTGAATTGCTAAGGGAACTCTATGCAACTCCATTCTATTGGAAGTTACGAAACGACGAGAATCGAGCTAACGATGGGGTAAATCTTCGATGTCGTTATGAAGATGCAACTGGACATGATATCTCTAATCTCTACGGAGTACAATGTTCCATGTTAGAGTTCCTTGTGGCACTAGCAGATCGTATAGAAAATGATATTATGTGGGACCCTGACGAGGGCAATCGTACTTCATACTGGTTTTGGCTGATGGTTAAAAACCTCGGCCTTGACGGTATGCGGGACGGTGTATTTGGACCAGATTCATCAGAGAAAGTACGCCATAGCTGCGACGTCTTTATGAGTAGAGAATATTGGCGAGATGGCTTTGGCGGTATATTTCCATTAAAGTATTCAAATGTTGATCAAAAAAGGGTTGAAATTTGGTATCAAATGCATTCATATTTGCAGGAAAACTATCCTATTTAGGAATGGTTTAAAAGCTTAAAAATAGTTACTTTTCATGTAATTTTTGCCTGGTTTTAGAGGCAATATACTTCTCAATATACTTGTGAATATACTTGTTGTTTTTATGTGAAAAATTTAAAAACAACAACTTTTTGAGAAGTATATTTGGTTTTTGGAGGGTTGAAAAGTGCAATATACTTCTACCAAAACAACAACTTTTGTTGTTTTTTAGCCAAAACTTGTTGTTTTTAAAAACAAAAACAACAACTTTTTTGAGAAGTATATTTGAAAAATTGGCGATTTTTGGGCAAAAAAGGCCGTTTTTGGGGTGTTTTTGGGCATTTTTGACACTTTTTTGTAATATACTTGTTGTTTTGTTATAAAAATGTATAACTTAAATTATAAATTAAAAATTTTATATATATAGTAAATACCACAAAAAAAACAACAAAACAACAACTAAGTATATTTTGGGTCAAAAATTGGGTAAAAAAGGAGGTTTATTATGGCATGTTGGATTTTCTAATTATTAGCGTGTCCGACCTTAAAAAAGACGGTATTGAAATCAAACCTAAATTTAGAGTCACTCGGTCAAAAGACTTGATGATTAAGGGTGGAGATTTTTATGCAGTTTATAATGAAGTGACGGGTTTTTGGACAACTGATCAAGACGATTTAATTCGCATGATTGATAAAGAATTACAAAAGAAAGAGTTAGAGGTACGACAAACAACTAGTAAGAATATTATTGTACGTTGGATGTGGGATTCTGATTCTGGTTCAATCGATAGATGGTTGAAGTATTGTCAGAAGCAAATGAGAGATAATTATCATACTCTTGATTCTAAGATTGCATTTGCCAATGATGAGATTACTAAAGAGTTATATGTTACTAAACAATTACCATATGCACTCGAAGAAGGAAATATGGATAATTGGAACGAGTTGATGAATGTTCTATATGCTAAATCTGAATTGGACAAAATCAGATGGTTTATTGGTGCTATAGCAACTGGTGATTCAAGATGGATTCAAAAGTTTGTAGTACTCTATGGAGCAAGTGGTACGGGTAAGTCAACATTGATTAATATTATTCAAGAGATGTTTGACGGTTATTGGGGCGTATTTAATGCTAAGGCAATCGGTTCTGGCAAAGATGCTTTTGCACTTGAGACATTAAAGGCTAACCCACTTATTGCAATTGAACATGATGGCGATTTATCTAAGATAGAAGACAATACCAGATTTAATTCATTAACTGCTCATGAGACTATTACGGTGAATGAGAAACATAAATCTTTATATTCTATGAGATTTGAATCGTTCCTGATTATTGGTACAAACAAACCAGTTAAGATTACAGATGCTAAGTCGGGTATTATTCGACGATTGATTGATATTTCACCAACTGGTAATATTGTGTCATTTAATCAGTATACACGTTTAATGGACGGCATTCGATTTGAGTATGGTCATATTATCTATGATTGTGCAGAATATTACAAAGCAAACAAAGAAGTATATAATCATTATGTTCCAATGCATATGATTGATGCAACTAATGATTTCTATAACTTCATTGCTGATAACTATACATATTTCAATGGAAGTAAAACAGTTACATTAACCGATGCTTGGGGTCTATATAAATTCTGGGTTGAAGATTCTAGAGTTGCATATGTTCTTAACAAGAGAGTATTTAAGGACGAGCTTAAAAACTATTTTGAAGACTTCCAAGATAGATATGCTGGTGAGTACAATGTGTACATCAACTTTATATCTGAAAAGTTTGTACGAACAATTGTTGATGAAAACGCAATACCAGAAGTTAATGATAAATGGTTGGTAATGAAGAAGAGAACTTCGTTATTTGACAAAGAGTTTGCCGACATGCCAGCTCAGAAAGAAATCACATTTAAAGATGGATCTTTCGGTCTTGGTCGTAAATGGGCAAACAACAAACGCAAGCTGCGTGATATTGATACTAGGGAGGTTCACTATGTTAAAGTACCGTCTAATCTTATTGTTGTTGATTTTGATATTAAAGACGAGAACGGAAACAAAGACAAAGATTTAAATTTAGAGGCTGCTAACAAATGGCCTAAGACATATGCGGAATTTAGTAAGTCTGGTGCGGGTATTCACTTACACTATTTATATCATGGTGATGTGAGTAAGCTTGCTAATCATTATTCTAAAGATGTTGAGATTAAAGTATTTACTGGCGATGCTTCATTGAGACGTAAGCTTACGCTATGTAATGATATTCCAATTGCCACTATTTCTAGTGGGCTACCTTTGAAGGAGGTCGATACAATGATAAATTGGGAAGGTATAAAGACTGAGGTTGGTTTACGAAAGTTTATTGCCAAATGTCTGAATAAAGAACATCATGGTGCTACAGCTCCTGAGATGGACTTTATATATTCAACTGTCGAGAATGCTTATAATTCTGGATTGGTGTATGATATTAGTGATTTACATTCAACCATATTAGCGTTTGCTATGCAAAGTACTAATCAGAGTGATAAGTGTGTTAAACTAGTTTCTAAGATGCATTTTACATCTGATAAAGAGAATAGCGTTGTTCCAAGTACAAGTGGGTCTAATGATGACTTATATTTCTATGATATTGAGTCATTCCCAAACTTATTCGTGGTTGCTTATATGAAGTATACTGATTCGAAGCCAATATATTTCATCAATCCAAGTAGAAACGATATTGCTTTCTTACTTAAGAAGAATCTTATTGGCTTTAATAATCGAAGTTATGATAATCATATGATCTATGCTCGAATTGTTGCTGGCTATACCATCGAAGAGTTATATTCTCTAAGTAAGAAGATTATTGGTAATCAAGCTAATTGTAGATTTAGAGAAGCATACAATATTTCATACACTGATATTTATGATTACTCGTCTAAGAAACAAAGTTTGAAGAAATGGGAGATTGAACTTGGAATCACTCACTTGGAGAATCACTACGATTGGGACCAACCAGTGCCGGAAGATAAATGGGTCGAGATCGCAGAATATTGTGCAAACGATGTTAT